ATAAATGAACCATTGCCAGAAAAAGAAAGTAAAGAAGATGGAGATTGGCATATCAGCTTAATAAATTTGCATGATCGATTAATTTATTTTAGAAGAGCAACATTAAGAATAGAAACATTTAAAGATATAGATATGGAGGAATTAAACAAACTATTGTTCGGATATTAAAAGGAATGATGTAGATGCTAGTAAGTTGTAAATATTGTGGAGGACTGCATGAGAGAGGAACGGTGTGTCCTAAGAAACCAATAGGTAATAAGAAGGGTACCAAGATGGATAAATTTAGATGGAGTAAGTCTTGGCAGAAGAAGAGATTAGAGATAAACGAAAGAGATAAGTTTCTTTGTCAAGTATGTATGCAAGAAGGTAAGTACAACTACAAAGACTTATCAGTTCATCATATAGATTCATTACTGGAGAGATGGGACAAAAGATTAGACAACTGCAACCTTATAACTCTATGTAGAAAACATCATGAAGAAGCAGAGCGAGGAGAGATAGATAAAGATTATTTGTTCAAGCTAGTAGAAGCCATAGAAGAAGATTAGAGAGATTATTGTTAGTACTAGGGTAATACTATGGGTAATACCCCCCTAGGCTGATAGGGTGGCAAATCTGAAGGTTAAGAACACCGACGCCCCCCATCCGTTCGATATAAACTCCCTAAATGAAATCAGGAGGTGAGGAAATGGCAAGACCTGCTAAAAGTGTAAATACGATGAGTAAAAACTTAACTAACGAAGAAAAAGAAATCAGAGCTAAAACAGAAGAAAAACTAAAAGGTGGAGCTGATAAAATTTCCCCACCAAAACATTTAAATAAAGAGCAGAAAAAAATATTTAGAAATATTGTTAAGGAATTAGAGGGTAGTGAAATATTAGGAAACCTAGATATTTATATATTATCTACATGCAGTATAGCATTGGATAGAATGCAAGAAATAGAAAAGACGATAAATGAGAATCCAAGCTTAATTAGAGATAAGGACCTAAGATTAGCAAATGATAAATATACGAAGGATTTCTTTAGATGTTGTAATGAATTATCCCTCTCTCCACAGAGTAGAGCAAAAATAGGGAATTTATCTTTGCAAAAGCAACAAGAAGAACAAGATCCATTATTAAAAGTATTAAGTGGTGGTAAGCAATGAAATTACTAGATAGAGCTAAAAGGTATGCAAATGATGTGATTAGTGGGAAAGAAATAGCACCAAGAGAGGTTAGAAAACAATGTAAATGGTTTTTAAGAGATTTAGGGAAGCAGAAAAAAGAAGATTATCCTTATTATTTTGATGAAGAACAATTAGATGTAATAGAAGAAATATTAAAGTTATTAAATTTTGCCACAGGGTTACACGTAGTGGGTAAAAGTGTATACGAAGGCTTGGCAGATTTCCAGGCTTTTTTTATTGCAAACATATTTGGATGGAGATTTAAAGATAATCCTGAAAAATTTAGATATAGAGATGTAATCTTATTCATCCCCAGGAAGAATGCCAAAACATTTATAGCGGCAGTTGTATTCATAATTCTAATGCTTACAGAAGATGATTATTCAGAATTCTATTCAATATGCTTAGATAGAGAATTAGCTGGAGAAGTTAAAAAAGCTATGATGCAAATTATTGACGCAAGCCCAGCTATAACTAATCACTTCAAAACATCCACTACATTAAGTGGAAAAATAACCTGCAAGCTTACTAATAGTTATTATCAAGCTAGAACTGCGGAAAGTAGCAGGAATAATGCTATTAGACCAAGTGCATTTATCGCTGATGAGTGTGGAGCATTTAAAGACTATAAAAATATAAATGCCATGAAATCTGGACAATTAAATGTTAAAAATCCTTTAAGGTTTAAATTGACTACTGCTTATGCTGAGGATCAATCAATAATGTTAGAGGAATTAGATTATATCAAGAAAGTATTCAATGAGCTTATAGAAGATGAAAGGATGTTTGCATTACTATATTATGCGGAAAAAGAACATCTTTGGGATGATACAGGTCTATATCAAGCTAATCCTTTGAGAATAGAAGAAAACTACGATGAAATTAGAGATAATAGAAAGATGGCCCTAGAAAAACCAGGGGAAAGAGAAGAATATCTTTGTAAACATATGAACTATTTTCTCCCTAGTAACAGTGGCGAGGCCTTTATAAAATTAGAGGACCTAAGAAAGTGTAAAATAGACGATTTTGACTGGAGTGGTAGACAAGTATGGCTAGGATTAGACTTGGCACAAACAACAGATAATTGTGGCCTTGCTATGGTAACAGAAGAAGATGGAAATATAATAGCTAATGCAATAGGCTTTATTCCAAGTGAAAGAATAGAAGAAAAATCCAAGCTAGAAAAAGAGGATTATAGATATTATATATCTAAAAAATGGTGCTATGATTGTGGAGATTTTGTAGTAGATTATGGGTTTATTGAAGATATGATTTTATCAATAGAAGAAAAATATAACGTAACAGTAATGGGGATAGGATATGACAGATACAATGCTCTCTCTACAGCACAAAAGCTAGAAAGTAAAGGGTATAAAACTGTAGAGGTAAAACAGCACTCATCAGTATTACATCCGGCTACAAAACTATTAAAAGAACAAATACTAAGTAAAAGGTTTAGGTATACAGAAAATAAACTTTTAGAAGTAAATTTTCAAAATGCAAAGGTGGTAGAAGATAATAATAAAAACATATACGTAAATAAGAAAAAATCAACCGGGAAAATAGATTTAGTGGCAGCAATGATAAATGCTATATATTTATTGCAATTAGATGTAATATTCAATCCTGATATGGATTGGGCAGTGCAAATTGGATAGGAGGTGATGATTTGGGATTAATACAGCAATGGAAAGAATTTAGGGAATACAGGCAAGAAAGCAGAATGTCATTAGAAGAAGTGTTGTTACAGGCAGGACTATTAAGAGACACAATAACCAAAGTAGAAGCTTTGAACATACCATCTGTAGCTGGATGTGTAGAGCTTATATCAAATACTATAGCAATACTACCTATAAAGTTATACAAGGACACTGGTGGCAAAATAGAGATAGTAGAGGATAATAGAGTCAATCTACTAAATGATGATACAAGAGATACTTTAGATGGATTTCAATTCAAAAAAGCAATAGTAGAGGACTATCTTTTAAATGGTGCCGGATATGCTTATATCAACAAAGAAAGAAACAATGTAAAATCAATACATTATGTAGATTATGGTAATGTATCAGTAATTATGAATGTGGATCCGATATTTAAATCTTATGACATTATGGTAAATGGTAAAACTTACAGAGATTTTGAGTTTATAAAAGTAACTAGAAAAACTAAGGATGGCGTTACTGGAGAAGGGATTATAAAAGAAAATAAAGAAATATTATCAGTAGCTTATAATTCCTTAGTGTATGAAAATGTACTAGTGAAAACTGGTGGAAACAAGAAAGGGTTTTTAAAATCTCAAAGAAGGCTATCGAAAGAAGCAATAGAAGAATTAAAGGCAGCCTGGAATAATCTTTATAAAAATAATACAGAAAATGTAATAGTATTAAATGAAGGCCTAGAATTCCAAGAATCTAGTAATACATCTGTAGAAATGCAACTAAACGAGAATAAAAGAACTAATGCAATAGAAATATGCAAACTATTTAATGTTCCTCCAATATTACTAGAAGGGAATGCAAATTCAACAGATGTAATGTATAACAATTTCATAAAATTAGCTATACTGCCTATTTTAAACGCAATAGAAACAGCTTTAAACAAAGACTTACTTTTACCTAGTGAGAAGGAGTCTTTTTTCTTTGCCTTTGACACAAAAGATTTATTAAAAGGTGATATGGAAAAAAGATATAAAGCTTATGAAGTGGCAGTAAAAAATGGTATTTTGCAGATTGATGAAGTTAGGTATAAGGAAAATTTAGAACCACTAGGATTAGATTTTATTAAACTAGGACTACAAGATGTACTTTACAATCCTAAGACTAAAGAAATATATACTCCTAATACAAATAAAACTGCCGATATGGACAATTTAGATAAATTGGAGGGAGGTGAGACTATTGAGGATTGAGATAAGGGGAAACCAGGTAATGCTTGATGGATATGTAAATGCAGTTGGGAGAGATTCAAGAGTTTTGCCTTCTCCTAAAGGTAAGTTTATAGAACAAATAAAGCCTAAGACATTTCAAAGAGCCTTAGAAAGAGCAGATAATGTAGATTTATTATTCAATCACAAGAAGGATAGAAAACTAGGCAGTACAAAAGAAGGAAATTTGGAACTTTATGAAGATAATATAGGTCTTAGAGCAATAGCAACTGTATCAGACGATGAAGTTATTAAAAAAGCTAAAAATGGTGAGTTGAGAGGTTGGTCCTTTGGTTTTTATACTAATAAAGATTCTTGGGAAGATGGTCCAGATGGAATCCAAAGAAGGTACTTAGAGGACATTGATCTTTTAGAAGTATCTATTTTAGACAAAACTCCAGCCTATATTGCAACAACAATTGAGCAGAGGGGGGAGGAAGATGTACTAGCTGAAACTAGGGGAGAAGATTTTAAAGCAGTAATCGAAGATAATTCTCCAGAGGAAAGACAAAAAGAGCAAATAGACTATAGCGTCTATGAAAAAGAAATAGAAATATTAAAAATGAAAGGTGGTAAATAATTATGAAAAAGTTTAGAGTGTTAGAAACAAGGTCTATGCCTACGCTAATAGAGCAAAGAAATAATCTATTAGATGAAATGGAAGGACTATTAAACAAAGCAAAAGAAGAAACTAGAGCATTTACAGAGGAAGAAAGTACTAGATATGATGAAATTAAGAAGGAAATTGAACAACTAGATAAAACCATCAAGGCAGAGGAAGAAGCTAGAGCGCTAGAGAAAAAAGAAGAGAAAAAAACTACCGAAGTTGAAACAAGAGAACTAGCAGAAGAAAGAGCATTCGAGAACTACCTTAGAGGTGTAGTAGAAGAAAGAACTGATGTAAATTTAACTACAGTAGACAATGGAGCAGTAATTCCTTCATCTATTGCTAATAAAATCATAAAAAAGGTATATGACATTTGTCCTGTGTACCAATTAGCAACTAGATATAATGTTGGTGGAACACTAAATATACCTTATTATGATGAGACTACAGGGCAAAAAATTGAGATGGCTTATGCAACTGAATTCCAAGACTTAGAGTCTACTTCTGGTAAATTCCTAAGCATTGAATTAAAAGGATTCCTAGCTGGAGCATTGACAAAAGTATCAAGGTCATTAATCAACAATTCACAGTTTGCAATAGTACCATTTGTTATAAATGCTATGGCAGAATCTATTTCAAGATGGATTGAAAATGAATTACTAAATGGTACAACTAATAAGATTGCTGGACTTTCAACAGTAACTCAAGAAGTTAAAGCTGCAAGTGAAACAGCTATTACTACAGACGAACTTATTGATTTGCAAGAGGCGGTTCCAGATACTTACCAGGCTAATGCTATTTGGATTATGAATAAGGCAACAAGAACAGCTATCAGGAAGTTAAAGGACAATGACAACAATTATATTCTTAACAAAGACGCTACTTCTAAATGGGGATATACTCTATTTGGTAAAGATGTTTATACTTCTGACAACATGCCAACTATGGCAGCAGGAAATACTGCAATTTATTATGGTGATATGAGTGGACTAGCAGTAAAACTATCAGAAGCAATGAACATTGAAGTATTGAGAGAAAAGTTCGCAACTCAACACGCCATAGGAATTGTAGGTTGGATTGAATTAGATTCTAAGGTTGAAAATGCACAAAAGATTGCTAAATTGGTTATGAAGGAGGCAGGTGTATAGGATGAAAATAAAAGCACTAGTAAGTTTCTCTGGTGCTTTTTCTATGTATAAGGGAGAAATAAGGGAGTGTAACGATAAAGTTATACTCCAAGACCTTCTCCAAGCCAAGTATGTAGAAGAAGTGAAGGAGGAGAAACCTAAAGCTAAAAAGCAGGTGAAGAAATAATGAAATTTAGTGAAGTAACTATAAATGATTTAAAGGATTATGCACGAATAGATCATAACGAGGAAGATGTGTTGTTTACATCTATATTAGAAGGTGCTAAATCTCACATAAGAGCCTACACAGGATTGACAGATGAGAAACTAGACACATTACCAGATACTACAATAGCTTTATATGTAATTGCTAATGAAATGTATGAGAATAGGACAGGCACAAGTATTGATAATAAGGCTAGTAAGTTTAATGAACTATTAGACAGAATACTTGGAAGTCATTCAGTTAATCTGTTGTAAGGGGTGATAAATAATGAACCCTGGAGAATTAAGAAACAGAATAACCATACTAAATCCTAATGGAGAAGAAGAAAACGAATTAGGGGAAACTGTACCAGTATTAAAAGAAATAGCTACAGTATGGGCCAAAGTTATACCGATTCGAGGTAAAGAGTATTTAGAAGCACAAAAGCTAAGGCCTGAACTCCAATATAGAGTAACAATAAGATATAGAAAAGACATTCATCCAGCTATGATAATTAAGTTTGAAGATAAAGAACTAGAAATAGAATCAGTAATTGATATTGCTAGTAGAAAAACATATATGGAGCTGAATTGTGTAGAGAAAAGAGTGAAAACTAATGGCTGATTTTAAAATAGAGGGCCTGGGAGAATTTCAAGAAAAGTTAAAAACTATAGAGAAAAAAGCACCTGATAGGATATTAGATAAATTAGATGAAGTTGGGAAAGAATTAAGAAAACAAGCAATGAATAATACGAAAAAAGGAAAGACTGGAAATTTAAGAAAAGGATACAAACTCCTACCTGTAGAAAAAATTAAAGGTGGTTATCAAAAAGGAATGACGAATACTGCACCACACTTCCATCTTGTAGAAAAAGGTCACAGGAAGGTATCTAAAAGTGGAAAAGAATTGGGTTGGACGGAAGGGAAATTTTATTTAGAGCGCACAGTAAAAGAGATGGAAGAACCTATAATGGAAGAATTGCAAGAATGGCTAGATGAATTATTTAATGAGTTAAAGTAGGTGATTAAATGATTACCTTAGTAGATATAAAAAAATC